ATTCATAAGTATACACATCACCACTTACAACGGTAGTGGCAGTAACAATTCCACTTGCTACTGTAAACTTGGAAGCAGTCCAACTGATAAGGTGGATGCTTTTGATACCTCCGATTGCTTCTTTGCAATCAAGGGTAAATCCTGATGTTAGTAAACAAGCCATTGTTTATGTGAATTAAAGTGTGAAGTAAACGATTTCTGAAGGGAAAGCAACCTGAACACCATATTTGAAGGTGAAACGACAACGAACTTCGTCAGCGTCTTGTGAGTACCACAATTTAACATCTTCTTCTTCGTGAGCAAGGTCAGTTCCGATGTGGAAGTTTGACAATGAACCAGCAACCAATTTGTTAGTTCCGTTCAAACCACCTACTGCAATCAACTTCATATTTGTACCAGGATATACCAACTCCATAGATTGTGGAGCATCAGCAATGTAGTGATACAAGTTAGAGTTCTTCAAGTTAACCAACATCAATTTATAGGCATCAACTCCCAAGAAACAAACCAAGTCAGTTTTAGAAGCAACTGCACCAGGAATGTTTGCGTAGATTTGATCAATGATGTCATCAATGTTTGCATTGGTGATTGAAGTGAAAGTTGTTGGAGCAGCGTTTGCCAATACTGGAGAAGCAGCAGCAATGATTTTGTTGAATCCATCAAAACGGCTCAAGTTAGGGTTTCCGCTGGTGGTATCACCTTGCCACATTGCAGTTTCCAAAGTTTGTGCAATAACGGCTGCTTTTTCAGCACCGATTTGCTCTTCAAATGGAATCATAGTTGGTGAACCAGGCATAATTTGAGTTTGCATCCACTTTGCTTCCAAAGTTTTAGGACACAAAGTTTCTTCAACTTTTACTGCACCAACGGTAATATTTCTTTGAGTGAAAGTAGTTACACCACTTGGATTGTAACCACAACCATCTGCTTGGAAATAAACAGTTGAAGCAAGGATGTTCAAGGCAGCAGCGGATTTTACTCCAACTTGCACCTGATTAGCAGAATACAAAGTAGCAGCAGTTTTGTTGCTGAACAATGCTTTTACCAACAGATCAGTTGACTGTTCGTTGGTGTAGTTTGCGAGAGATGATACGGTGAATGACATTTTTTTATTTGTTTAGTGCGTTTTTGAATTTTTTCAATGCTTCAAACTTGTCGTTTTTTTTGTTTGAAACTGGTACTTTGGTGGGTTCTTCAGCAGGTAAGTCAGCAACTTTCTCAATCAAGTCAATTGCTTTGCTCATTGCTTCTTTGTGAGTGTTGTTAGATGCAGTCAATGAATCAACCTTTGCAGTTAATTCAGCAATTGCAGATTCCATCTTGGCAACAACTTCGTTGAATGCAGATACGGTTGCGAATTCTTCCATTTCAGTTGATGGCATTTCGCTTTCCGCTGGTTCTACGATTTCAGTCACAAGACCGCCAACAGTAGTCACCAATGTTCCACCTTCAACTTCGTGAGTTGCATCAGGTGCTGGGATACTACCTTCGGCAGTTTGAACGAATACGGCAGTTCCGATTGCCAATTCGCCTTCCCATTCAATGATTGTGCCATCTGTCAAAGTAGCAGTTGCTAATTCAACGGCAATTGGTTCGTCCGAGAATCCGAGCATTGTGCGGATTTCTTTCAATGTTTCTTTTGCGTTCATTTGTTTATAAATTAGAGTTTGTTTGTAAGTGTTGCAATTTTATTTGCCATTCCATTTGGCAATGATTGATTTGAGTTGTTCAATTACTTGCTCATCGGCATCTACTGGAAAGTCAAAAACACCCTCAACCGAGAATCCTTTGAACTCACCTGACTTGACTTTTGACCACACATCTTCGTTGTCTATTAGGTAACTAACAAACCAAGAGCCATCAGCAACTTCATCAAATCCTTTTGGTGGCATCACGCCTCTTTGCCTATCTATGATGTATGATTCAAATAAGCTCACGCCATCCATTATTGGAGTTTTATGGTGAGCATTCACGGAATCGTATTTGTTTGTTCTTGCCCATTTCTTTGCAATCTTGAAGATGCTTTCTTTGTCAAATACTACATAGTATTCACCTCTCACATCATCTCTGCGATAAATTGGCAAATCAGCAATCATTGCTGCACCGGTAACAATTCGTTTTTCCTCGTCTTGGATGGCAAATTGCATCTTAAACTTTTGTCCAATGCTTCCTAATGCTTTTACCACATCAGGATTGTTGTCGTAGTGTTTAGAGATTCCAAGTGCTTTGACCTTTTCAACCTTTGCTGAATTGCTTCCAGTAGCGAAGATGTGATCACTTGGCAAATTGATATCAATGTTCTCTTTTGAATCACGAGCAGAAATGACATATACTTCATCTCCGTTGTCAATCGCATCCTGAATCATCTTTTTACCATCAGCAGTTGAGCCAACACCATCCCAATCAAAACTGACTTTGGCAAATGAGAAATGTTGATCCCACATTGAATTGCAAATTGCAACTGCTTGTTCGGATGGTTTGCCTTCATCAATTACATATTTGATGCAACGAGTTAAGAATTCATCTTTGCTTTCCTTTTGACCAACTTCAACGAATGCGAGAAAGTCCTTTTGTATTGCTGGAGCTTCAACGAGAGAAACAAACTCAATGCCTGTTTCCTCATCCCACTCATTGATGTCTAATTTGTAAACTGGTAACTTCATCTTTCTTAAATAGCGTTATTTAACAACGGATACTTTTCTTGTTGTATCAACTCGGTCAGTAGTTCTGCGAATGTCACCTTCAGTCACAAATACTTTGGTATCAAATCCGCTTACTGATGGAAGTGATGAACTGATATTTGGTGCGGACATTTGTGGAAGTCCTCCTCCACTAATTTGCATTGGTTGTGGTGCGGAAGGTTGCCCACCTTTAAGGATGTCTCGTGCTTTTTTGGCATTGGTCAAAATCATGGCAGCTAATCCAATGTATTTTGTAGCACCAGCAATACCACCAGTAGCAATGTTGTCTGGTGATGGTTTTTGTGTGACATTTAACGCACCTGAAATTGCCATTGCAGTATCCGCTGCAATAACTGACAAAGCAATTGCTTTGCCTGTTTTTGTTTGCTCTCCAACCAATGCTGCGATTGAATTTGCCAAATCAACAGATGCTTTATAAAGTGCGTCTTTTGCTTCTTGTTTGGCTTCTTCTTGCTTGATTATTTGCTCTGCATTCTTTTTGGCATCTTCGGTGGCTTTGTCATCAATCTCCTTTTGTTTTCTTGCAGTATCTTCAGCAAGTTTGATTTCTGCTGAATCAACTTCAGTCAATGCTAATAACTCTTGATCACGGTATTTTTGACGCATCAATGCCAACGCTTCTTCATTCCCGGCAAGTGCAATCTCTTCTTGAATCTGTGCTTCTTTAAGTGCAGCCAGTTTGTTTTCGTATTCAATTTGAATGCGTTCTCCTTCATCTGTGGCTTGTGCTAATCTCAATTGTCTTGCTGCTTCATTTGCAGACAATTCGGCTGATATCAATTCATCTTGTGCCTTTACTCGTGCGGCTTCTAATTTTTCTTGTCGCTCTTTTTCATCTTGAATCTGCTTGTCAATTTGATCTTTGCGTTTCTTATTGGCTTCATTATATGCATTGGTTTGTGCTTGTGCTTGATCGTTTTGATAGTTCTGTTCTTCAATTGCTAAAACTGCCAAAGCATTTTTAGTATCAAGAATTATTTTACCCCATTCTTTTTCCGTGTTCTTACCATAGTTTGCACGAGCTTGTGCAAGATCATTTTCTAACTTTTGTCTTCTTTTATTGAAAACTCCTATTTCATCACCTCTTGCTTGTAATAACGAAATTTCTCTGTCAAGTTGCTCATTGGCTTTTGTTGTTGTCTTATTCAGTTTTTCTAATGCTCTATCTTGTGCTGATGTAATTCCAACCCAATCCGTAAATTGTTGAACCAATCCTCCAACGAAATCAACCATTGATGAAAGACCTGGTATCAAAGACATCACCACTTTCTTTAGTGTATCAAAATTTGATATAATTAAAGTAAGAGCAATTGTCAATCCTCCAAATGCAAGAGTAGAGATATTCCCTAATGATTTGAATGCTTTTAATACATTGCCTTTGATACTATTTGCAATACTAATTAGTTGTGTTTTAACTTTTCCAAGTCCGTCAATACCATCGGCAAGTGCCATTGCTGCCTGTAATTTGGCAATAGTTTTTTCTACATCTTCGGATTTATTACCGAATAAAACCATCGCACCTTGAGCTGCTTCAAATCCCCTTGCTAATCCCGACACAACTGCACCAATTTGTGCAAACTTGCTTGGATTTGCTGCCTCAACTTGATTGTTGAAGTTCTGCATTTCCTCTTTTGCTTTGGCAAGTTTTGAAGTTGCTTGTGCTGCTTCGGGAGAAAATGCACCAAAGGTTTGAACTGCATATTCGGCTGCTCGTGTTAATTCTTGAATTTCCGCCTTCAGTCCTTTGAAGTCAGGTTTTTTGACGGTTAAGTCAATTGATGCGTTTAGTGCCATTAGTGTTGTCCAGTTATAAAGTAATCAACTCCGTTTGTTACGAATGTATGTGCTGCCCATTGTGGGTTTGTTGTGTGCGTATCTGCACCATCAATCTTTGCAGTTCCAGTTGTGATGATATCAACCTGATTCCCACTTGTTATTTTTTTAACGATAAATGTCTTTCCACTCAATCCGGTTGGATCAGGAAATGTGATGACAACGCTTCCCATTGTTGTATCAACTAAAAACATATAGTCATCTTTTGTTGCCGTGTAATTTGCAGTTAGTGTTTGAACCAATCCACCACTCAAATAGTTGGGATACATCTCATAATTTCCAATGTAGAGTGTATCGGATTTTGTCACCTCAAAGTCATTGCAGATAAGTGCAACGCTTCCATCAGTCCCAACACCAAAAATAGTATCTTTCAACCCCATCCCTGAATTGTTTGAATTGATTGGTGATTGAACAATACCTTGTCCAACAAATACGCCACTTCCACCGCCTTGACTTGTTCCTACATTTACTCCAATGATACCAGGTTTGATTGGATTACTTCCACTTGGGTATATATCTCCATAGATTTCACCTTCATTACCTTGAGCAGTTCCAACACCTATTGTCTTTTGTG